GGTGGCGTGAGCCCAAAAGTCGTGTAGTTTTTGAAAATTTTTTTAGGGGCATTCCGTTCCGATGGGACGGCAATTTGAGAGGATAAAGAGATGCCAGTTAAGGAAGAAAAGAAAGATAAATTGGTTAATACAAAATATGTAGCTAACCTTTTTAAACGTGATGAAAGTTCAATACAGAAGTTAGCTAAACAAAAAGTATTACCTTACGTTGCGAAAACAAAAGAAGGTTATCAGTTTGATTTACCTAAGACTATGATAGCTTATATCTACTATTTGCAAGAGCTAGTTGGGAATCGTTCAAAGGCAACAGAAGAACAAGAACGTCAACGCTTGGATGCAGATATAAGATTAAAAGAAATTAAGGCGGAGATTGCGCTACTAGATTTAAAAGAATTAAAAGCTGAATTGTTAAGGGCTGAAGATGTTCAAGCATTCATTGAAGATTTAGCAGCAACAACAAAAGCTTTATTACTTGGTTTACCTGGTAGATTAGCAATGGACTTAGCAAACGCTAAGACAGCAGCAGAACGTTCAGGAATAATCGAAGAAGTTATTTATGAAATATTAGAACAGTTATCGGAATACGATTTTACAGTTGAATATTACAAAGAACGTGTTGCAGAGCGTAACGGTCGGAGTGTGAACAATGACGAAGAAGAAAACGAAGATTGATAATAAAACTCCTTTGCAAATCGTTAAAGAATTAAATCGTGTAGCACAACCCGCGTTAAAATTTTATAGACCACCTGAAAAGCTAACGCTTGATGAGTGGGCAGATAAATACAGAAGATTAAGCCCTGAGAGTTCAGCAGAAGCTGGACCTTGGAGAACTGATAGAACACCTTATTTAAGAGAACCAATGAGGGCTTTTACAGACCCTAAAGTCAAAAATATTGTAATGGTTGCTTCTTCACAGGTTGGTAAATCAGAATTTGAATTGAACGCAATCGGCTATATTATAGACCAAGCTCCTAGTTCTGTTATGTATGTTCAACCGAACTTGGATGCAGCGAGAAAATTTTCAAGACAAAGAATCTCGACAATGATTAGGGATAGTAAAGTTTTGAAAGCAAAGGTTCAAAATGTAAAAAGTCGAAACAGTGGAAACACAATCTTACAGAAGTCCTTTCCTGGAGGTATGTTAACTATAACAGGAAGCGAAAGTCCATCGGCTTTAGCTTCCACTCCAGCAAGATATATAATCGGTGATGAACGTGATAGATGGGCAAAGTCAGCTGGTGCAGAAGGTGACCCTTGGGAATTGCTGAAAGCAAGACAAACAACCTTCTATAATGCTAAATCTATTGAAGTTTCAACACCTACGATAAAAGGCAGTAGCCCTATTGAAACTTCTTTTTTATTAGGCACACAAGAGCGCTGGTGTCACCAATGCCCTGAATGTGGCGAGTACACTAATATCGTTTGGGATAAGATAAGGTTTCAATCAACATCTAAAACGATTAATAATAAAAAATTCTATGAAGTTTCAGATATAGGTTTTGCTTGCCCTCATTGTGGAATTATATCAAGTGAAGAAACAATGAGAAAGCAACCAGCTAAATGGATAATGGAAAACCCTGATGCTTATGAGCGTGGGGTTAGGTCATTTTGGTTAAATGCTTTTTCAAGTCCTTGGAAACCTTGGAAGGAAATCATATTAGCTTTTTTAGAAGCTAAAGACGACCCTCAGAAACTGCAAGTAGTATTCAATACTTTACTTGGTGAGCTTTGGGAAGACAGGGGCGACTTGATGGAAGAAGATGAAATGCTTGCAAGACGTGAGGATTACGAAGCAGAACTTCCTGAAGGTGTACTTGCTTTAACTTGTGGGGTTGATACACAAGACGACAGGCTAGAGTATGAAGTCTTAGGTCATGGATTCTTCAAGGAAACTTGGGGGATTTATAAAGGCTATATCTTAGGCAGACCTGACAGCCCTGAAGTATGGAAACAACTTGATGAAGTCCTTGATAGAGTTTACAAATTTGAAAACGGTCAAGGCTTAAAAATCAGTATGACCTTCATAGATTCAGGCGGCCACTTTACACAAGAGGTCTACGAACAATGTCGATTAAGACAAGCTAAAAGAGTTTTTGCTATCAAAGGTAAGGGTGGCGAGAATATCCCTTATATTTCAACAAAGCCTTCACAGGTGGTTGTTAACGGTAATAGTAAGCGTAAAGCTTGGCTTTATGTATTGGGTGTAGATGCTGGAAAGCAAGTTATAATGAGTAACTTGAAAGTTGAAACTCCTGGTCCTAGCTTTTGTCACTTCCCTAGAGGAGAAGGACGTGGCTATGACCAATACTATTTCAATGGGTTGCTATCAGAGAAGCTAGTTCTTTCAAAGACAAAGACAGGCAATCGTTTTGTGTGGGAAAAGATACCTGGGCATCAAAGAAACGAACCTCTTGACTGTAGGAACTATGCGCTTGCAGCTTTCAAGGTTTGGAATCCTGATTTAGATTCAATCTTTGCAGGGCTTAAAAACCCTAAGCCACAAGCTCCTAAGCCTATGCCACAAGCAAGACCTAAGCGCAATAAATCAATGAATACATTTAATACAGAATGGTAGGTTGATATGACTAAAAAAGAAAAATACCAAGCCGAGCTTGACCGAAAAAAAGCAAGGCTTGAATTGTATTATGCACAAGAAGAAAAGATGCTGACTGGTGGAGTTCAGAGTTACGGAATAGGTTCAAGAAACCTTGCACGATATCAAACTGACTTAGCACAAATAAAGTCAACAATCAAAGAACTTGAAACGGAAATTGAGGAGCTTGAAGGGTTATTAACTGGAAACAAATCTCGTAAATGTGTGGGAATAATCCCACGCTTTTAGGACCGTAGGGTTTTTTGCTCCTTTTTCCCCTACGGTGTAGGGAAGTTATCACAAATTAACGAGGGTAGAAATGGCTAAGAATAAACATAGAACTTCAAGAATAAATAAAGGTTATTCGGAAGTCGGTGCAAGTCATACACGCAAAGCTACAAAAGGCTTTACTGCTAAGTCGGGTTCACCGAATGAAGATATTAATTATAACCTTGATACATTAAGACAGCGTTCAAGAATCCTTGCTATATCAGGCGGTCTTGCAACATCTGCTTTAAAAACAACTAGAACAAACGTCATAGGTTTAGGCTTGATTCCTAAACCAGCTATTGACAAAGACGTTCTAGGGCTTACAGATGAAGAAGCTAAAGCGTGGCAAGATAGAGCAATACAAGAATTTACTATATGGGCTGAAAATAAGAATCATTGCGATGCAATCGGGATGAATGATTATTACAAAATGCAACAGTTGGCTTTTTATAGCTCAATAATGAATGGCGATGTGTTCACCCTTCTACAAAGGGATGAAGAAGCTGTAACTAAATTAATGCCTTATTCTTTAAGGCTTAATCTAGTTGAAGCTGATAGGGTTGCAACTCCAACAAGCAATTCTTCTGTATCTCTTTCAACAGACGGTAAAAATACAGTAAGTAACAATCGAATCTATAATGGTGTAGAGGTTAATAAAGTTGGAAAAGTTGTCGCTTTCCACATTAGAAATGATTATCCTTGGGAAGCTAACGCAGAACCTACGAAGTGGCAAAGGGTTGAGGTTTACGGAAAGAAAACTGGATTACCTAATGTAATACATACTTTATGCGACGTTGAAAGACCGAGCCAATACAGGGGAGTTCCTTTAGTTGCTCCAGTTATTGAAATGATATTGCAAATCAGACGTTATACAGATTCAGAATTAACGGCCGCAGTTATTGAAAGCTTGTTCGCAGCATTTATTAAGACTGAAGCAAGAACTGATGAAATCCCATTCAATGAGGTAAGTAACGGTGAAGAATCGATTCAAACCGATGATACTGAATATGAAATGGGCGCTGGTAATGTAATTGTTATGAAACCAGGTGAGGACGTTACGTTCGCAGACCCTAAACGTCCAGCTGGTGGTTTTTCTGCTTTTGTTGAAGCGGTGGCAGTTCAGGTTGGTGCATCTTTAGAAATACCGAAGGAAATATTATTAAAACAATTCAATTCAAGTTATTCAGCTTCAAGAGCAGCACTTCTTGAATTTTGGAAGTCTGTTAAGATGCGCCGAGAGTGGTTTGTTGCTGATTGGTGTCGACCAATTTATGAAGTCTTTATACATGAAGCAGTGGCTAGGGGAAGGTTAAAAGCTCCTGGCTTTTTTGATGATCCAATTAAGCGTATGGCTTGGTTAGGTGCTGAATTTAGAGGACCTTCACAAGGAATGCTAGACCCTACTAAGGAAATCCAAGCAGAAGAAATGATGTGTAAGAACGGATTCAGTACAAGGGCAGATTCAGCAATCAGATTAAACGGTTCAGAATACGACAAAAACATAAACGCTTTAAAGCTAGAAAATGAAAAGCTAAAAGAGATTACTATCCCTGAAGCAAAAGAACAGGTTCAAAATCCTAGCCAAGAAGCACAGGAGGAAGAAAGTGAAACATAGACAAATAGAAAAACGAATGAATTCCGCTTTGCTTAATAACAATGTTGGAAAAATCGAACTATGGGGCGATGTATGTGAAACTCAACCTGTTGATATGTGGACTGGTGAACCTTTAGAGGGGCAATTCATAACAATGAAGGAGTTTAAAGAATCTTTGAACAAAGTCCAACATTGTAACTCTATTGAACTTCACCTTAATTCTTATGGTGGCGATGCAACAGTCGGTATAGCAATTCATAACCTTCTAAAAGCTACAGGCAAAAAGATAACTTGTGTTATTGATGCGGTGGCTTGTAGTGCTGCATTCACTATTGCAATGGCAGCTGATGAGGTTCAAGTTTATCCAGGTTCAATCCTTATGTGTCACGAAGTTAAAAGCTTTATGTTTGGCTATTACGGAAACGATGAACTTAAAAAGATTGAGAACGGCAATGCAGCTTATAACAATTCATCGGCTGCAATGTACGCTAATAAATCAGGTATGAGTAAAGCTCAATGTCTTAATCTAATGAAAAAAGAAACTTGGATGGATGGAGCTGAAGCAGTTGCTTATGGCTTTGCCGATGTTCTGCTTGAATCAGACGAAGAAAACAAACCAGTTGAATTAGTGAATAAAAACACCTTGAAAGTTAACGGGGTTGAGTATGACGTCAGCGGGTTAAATATCCCTGAAGAATTTATAAATAAGACAAACCTAGGAGGAAACGGCATGTCAAAAGAAAGTCTTAAAGACAAATTGATTAACGCTATTTCTACAATCTTCAAGAACGAAGCCGAAGCAGAAGTTATTGAAGAAGTTATTGAAGAAGCGGAAATCAAAGAGGAGGTTAAAGAAGAACCAGCAGCCGAAGAAATCGTTGAAGAAAAAGTAGACGAAGTTAAAGAAGCTGAAGGTGAAGAAGAACCAAAAGAAGAAGTTGTAGAAGTTGACAACCAAGAGGTTGTTAATTCAGCTATCGAAGCTGAAAGACAAAGAATCCAAGAAATTGAAGCTATCGCAAACACTATTGATGCGGACCTAGTTCAAGAAGCTAAGTTCACAAATATTTGCGATGCTAAAGAACTTGCTTTGAGAATGCAACAAAGAGAAGCGCAAAAAGCAAATGAAGCTCTTGAAGATTTAAAAGCAGATTCAGAAGCAAGCAAAGTTAACGAAGTTGAATCAGTACAATGTGCTGAAATCGTTGACGATGAAAACCTAACAGAATCACAAGCAGTAAACGCAGTAAAAGCAATGTACGCAAAATTGAACAAGGCTAAGGAGGGTAAATAATGGCTGAACAATTAAACAAATTAGTAGCTGAAGTAACACCTGATAATCTTATCAACTCAGCACACGAAACAAACGCTTGTCACGTAACAGTAGCAGCTGGACAAGGAGTATTAAAAAGAGGAACAGCTCTAGCAGTTAATGCAGCTGGTAAAGCTGTAATCTTAGGAACAGCAGATGCAACAGCTTCTTACATTTTAGCAAAAGACGTTAATGCAACAGCTGAAGCTGTAGCAGTAGCTTACAGAGAAGGACATTTCAATGCAGATGCTCTTATCGTAAAAGCTGATTACACTATGACAGCTAAAGACAAAGACGACTTTAGAACACGTAACATCATTTTATCTGAATCACTATAAGGAGGATTACAAATGGCATTAAATTATACAGATACAGCAGTATTGTTAGCTGCATACAAAGAACAAAAAGCACCTAGCACTTTCTTACAATCAAGATATTTCCCTGATGGAACAACATTCACTACTGCACAAGTTTTAGTTGAATACAAAGACGGCAACCAAAAACTTGCTCCATTCGTATCTCCTGAAGTAGGCGGTAAAGTTGTAAGACGTGATGGTTACGAAGCTAACGCTTACAAACCAGCTTTAATTGCTCCAAAAAGAGCTTTAACAATCGACAACCTAACTCAAAAAGGTTTCGGTGAAGCACTTTATGGTGAATTAACACCAGCAGAAAGAGCAGTTAAAATCACAGCTGACGATTTAACTGAAATGGATGAAATGATTGTTAGACGTCATGCACAAATGTGCGCACAAGTAATGCAAGAAAACGCTTTAACAATGAACCATTATGGCGATGATAACAAAATTATTGAAGTTAAAAAGATTGAATACTTCAATGAACAAAACGATGCAGTTTACACAGTTTCTGCTAAATGGAATACAGCTGATGCTGATATCCTTACTGAAGTTGCAGCAATCACAAAATTATTAACAAAAAGAGGTTTACCAGCTCAAGACGTTATTATGGGTTATGAAGCAGCTGATGCTTTCTTGAACAATGAGAAAGTTCAAAAACTTCTTGATAACAGAAACTTCAATATCGGTGCAATTGACCCAACTGAAAACTTTGATGATGCTGTTTTCTTAGGTCAACTTAACTGCAAAGGTCGTAAGATGAACTTCATCCAATACGATGCAACTTATATTGATGAAAACGGGGAAGAAAAATATTATATCGACCCTAAAACAATCATTGTAACAGCTCCTGGTTGTGGTGTAACTAACTACGGTGCTATTACACAACTTGATTACGGTAACACAGAATTCACAACTTACGCTGAAAAACGTGTTCCTTTATATGCAATCAAAGACCAAGTTAGAGAAGTAGCTTTAAGAACAGCTCCTCTTGTACAACCAAAACACAAGAATGCTTTCATCAAAGCAACAGTTCTTTAATCGGTAACAAATAAAAGGAGTAAAAACAATGATTAAAATAATCAAAGGTTATTATGGATATAAACAAGGAAATTCTATCATTCCTAAATCTTCAAAAGACGAACCTTTTTCTTGCGACAAAACAGAAGAAGCAAGGTTAGTTAAATTAGGTGTTGCTGAATATGTAGGCGCACCTGAAGCTGACGGCGATGCACCTTCAGAAGAACTTTATACAGATAAAACTTCTTTTGATGAGCTAAAAGAAATCGCTAAAAAATTAGGTGCAACTGATGAGGAATTAAAACCTATTAAATCTAAAGCGCAAGCAAAAGAATTAATAGACAAGTTAGCAGATGAAATCGCTGAAGGTGAACCAGTAGAAGGCCCTGATGAAAGCGAGATTGTTGAAGCTGACGGCGATGCACCTTCTTTTGATGAAGTGGACGGAGTGGTAGAATAATGACCTTAAAAGACGAAATTGCTAACGATATAAATAATGTATTCTTGGCTTTTGATGACTTTGCAGAATTGCACCTTGTTGATGGTAAAGAA